TCTGTTGTCATATTCAATAATTCTTTCTTAAATTCACCAAACATCTTTTTATATTTTTGAGTAAATTTGCTTGTTTTAGTTTTTGCTTCGTCATCGCCTGGAGCTGGTGTATAAGGACCTTTACTTGTATCTTGTGATCTGAAGTGAGCAGCTCTTTTTTCTTTATCTGATTTTGATAAATCTTTGTAATATTTTTTAGGTTGTGTTCCTGGTTCTTTCTTTACATCTCTATCTTGTGGTAATTTTGTATCTTCTTTTACCGATACTGCTTTAAATCCATAGTCAATATCTAAATTGTATTCTCTTACAATTACTTCTTTATTAGCCGATATTGGTACACAATCCCAAATCCAAGACTTATGTAAATTATTATTTGTATCTTCTAATACAATGTAATTTGTTCCTCGTCTTATTACTTTTCCTTTTATATCTGATTTACAATTATGAGCTTGTTCGCCTATATTGAAAATCATTTCTCTAATATATAAATCTCTTACTTGTTGTGCTTCAAAAGTTTCTAGACTTGCTATTGGTTTCATATCTGTTCCTCCGTAAGCGTCCCAAGCTGATTCATCTTCTGTATCTCCTACAAATGTGGTTAACCCCATGCCTTTTCTTATATCAAAAAATAATTGTTTTATTTCGTTATCTGATAAATTTCCTGGCACACCTCTTTTAAAATTTTTAAAGTCTCCTCTTTTAACATAATCTCTTAATTTACTAGCGCTCATTCCTGTTACACCTTCTTCATCAGGATCTCTTTCACCGGCTGATACTACATTTATTTTATCAAAATTATAGTAACCGTGTCTATTCTTTTCATCATTATATTTTTTTAATATGTTTTCAAATTCTCTTACTCTATCACTGCCTACAACCATAGTTATAGCTCTATAGCCCATATTGTAAATTTTTGTTGCTAATTCTAACACCATATTTGATGGCATAACCATTATATTACTAGCATAACTTTTAAATATTTTTGTCATGTATTTTAATTTATCAGACGGTGATAATGGATTTTTTACTGTGTCTTGTGATCTACTTAAAAATATTTTAAAGTCCATACCTTGACTGGCCACTTTTTTTATCAATTTTTCGTGACCTATTGTAGGTGGATTAAATCTACCAAACGTAAAGGCAAAAGATTTATTAGTTGCTTCAGTCTTAATTGAATCTAATTCTGTATCTGTAATCTCACCATCTTTTATTATATCTTTTAATGCTTTATAGAAAGTTAGATAATGGTATTTCTCTAACATCTTATATACAACATTTTTAGGTAATTGATTTTTTCTACCAAAGTTTTTTATTTCTTCTGGTGTCATATCAGTAGCAAATGCTGTTGCTCTGTCTTTTAAAACTTCATCGCCTATGGCCACTAAATGATTAATACTATCTTCTACTTCAATAACTTTTGAATTTATAATTTCTTGTAAATCTAATACATCATTAGGATTTAATTCTTTTAATTCTCTATAATCTATGAGGTCTCTTTTTAATTCGCCTTGTACTACATCAATCTCTCTTACTTTCTTCTCAAAGTCAGCGGCATAACGTTTAGCATCAAACTTAAATTCTTTTGCTTTTCTTATAAATGTATTACTCTTAACATCAAATACAGCATCAGCCATTTTATCGTTTGTTTCTTTTACGTTTGGATCTGTAATGATATAATAGTTAATTGGGTGTTTAGTTCCTGGTACCAAAGCACCATTTATATTTCTTAATGACTTAGCCAATTCTTTTCTTATCACATCTCTATCTGGTAGTGGCACATCAAATAAAACGTTTATATCTAAATCAGCATCATCTCTATAATTTTTTGTAAGTATTGAACCAACTAAACTATATTTTAGTACAGGTCTTATATCATTAAATTGTTTGATTTGATTTTCAATAATATCTAATACACCTTGTTTTAGTTTTGGACTATTCGTATCAGCATTATCAAATACACCTTTGGCGTATGTTCGTCTAGGTATATCTATTACTGCTTCTTGTATTAATCTAAACATCTTTTCTTCTCGCTATTCTTTCTTTTGCCATCCATCTTTTAGCAATATAACTTTTAATTGGCGTATTTAAATATCTTCTTACTATAATATTTACTTTATTCATTGTTTGTGTAATTAATTCTTGTTCTGATTTACTGTTATCTACAACTATAAAATATTCCATACCAAAAAAGTTTTGAAATTTACCAATATTGTTTTGCACTCCTTGCCAAGATGTTCTTGTAACATATTCTGGCACTGTTCTTTCTCTTTTAGCATTTCTTTCTAATGCCACTTCTAAACTTGTATTTACAAATATCATATAACAATCATAACCTAATTGTTTTAATTGGCTTGCTTGATTGTGTATTACATTATAATCTCTACCTGTTGCATCTACTACTAAACCTAATCTACCTTTTACATAAAGAGAGGCCTGATTTTCTGCTTTAGCTTTTGCTTTTGTTCTTAACATATCTCTAAAATATTGTTCTTCATCAGGTAGTGTTAATGATAATCCAGCATCTCTTAAACTTTTTTCAAAGAATATATCTGAGTTTACAAACTTTAATCCTGTACCTGTAAAAACGTTTCGTGCAACAAATGACTTGCCTGAGCCTGGCCCACCGGCTAAAAAGAAAGCCTTAAAGATACCTGGATCATATAAGCCTTCTGAAAGTATTTGTTCAAACGATTTCACTAGCAATTCCACTTTCTTAATGCCAATGCCTTACGAGTCGGTCTACCCTTTTCGTCTTTCATTGGGCCTGGATTACCAGACATACGAGCACAGAATGACTTACGTCTATTATATGCCTTGCCACCTTTTTTTAATTCAGATGGTTTTTTTGTTACAGGTGCTTTTAGATTACTGCCATCTTTACGATTAAAATAATCTCTACCTTTTTGTGTTAATCCACCACTCGGACTTTTCAGGCCTTTGGCATCTTCGTTTATAAATTCTTTAAATGATTTCATATTACCCCTTTACCCAATCTTTGGCTATTTGAAAATTGGCTCTGCTAAACTCTAGCCTGTCAACAAGTTTAACGGCACCTCTTACTCTATCAACGGCCACATATCCTTCTGGATTTGTTACTCTAAATCCATCTGGTGTTCTTATAAAATGGCCTATTGCTTGTATTTGATTTAACTTACGTATTAAAAAATTCTTTGCTCGTTGCAATGATATATGTGTAGCAATAGCAAAGTATATTGAAATTTTATTTTTGTCTATATAATCTAAACCACCATCTCTTATTTTTCTATATTTGTTTTTTGTTTCTTCTTTTGAAACAGCATCAACTTCTTGTTGCAACATATTAGCGTAATATGATCTAAACATTTCTATTAACTCTCTTACTTTGGCCATATCGCCTTGTGAGTTTTTTATATAATAATTGAAAAAAGTTTTAAGTTTAAAACCTACTGCTAAAGGATCTGTGCTATTAAAATCATTCAATATAGATTCTGACTTGTATAAAGAACCTTCAGCCATCGCTATGATGTTATCAAATTGTGCCATTTCTGATTTATTAAATGTTGCTGAACCTGAAGCATCTTTGTAAGTGGCGTCTGTTACAAACACTGATGAAAGTGTAGGAAATCCTCTTATTGAACCAAAACTAGCTTTTAGACTATTCATTTTGTTACCTGAATATAATGTATGAAATACAATACCTAATCGAGCACGTGATATTTTTTTACCTATTTCACTATTAACGGCAACGGCATATGTGATTGTGTTTGGTGTAAATGTATAATAATCTTGTTCGTCTATTGAAGTTGTTTTAACATCACCTTTTGTAAATAATAAATCGCCTTGTAATATGCCTGTAATACCTAATTTAGATAACTCTCTTAAACAAACAATAAGTTTACTGGCTAATGGGCCATCGTGATTTTTTAATATATCACCTGTTGAGTAATTGATTTTTGGATTTACGTTGAATATAGATTTAGTGCCAACAAAGAATTTGCCATTTTCAGGATTAATACCACAGATAACAGCAGGCGCACCGTCCCATTTAACAGTTACGTTAAGTCGGCCACCTGTATGGCCTGTCAGCATTTTTTTGATTGACTTTAGAAAGTTAACGGCATCTTTACCGCCCTTAGAACCTCTATCTATTATAGAGTCCTCTAAGTGTTCCAAATGGGTATTCGTACCCTTTGTAATAAATCCCTTAAAACTAAACATACTCCTCTCATATTTCCCATAAATAAAATCAAACTAACCATACACTATATCACTTAATACTATTTATAATTACTTAATATTGTCACACAAAAATTTTGGTATACCACCATTAGATTGCCATTGGCGGTTAGCATTTTGAAAATCTACCAGTTTAGATATATCTTCTTCAAAGAAAGACTGTCTTATAATTGTACCTGTTGGTTGTTCAATGGCCTGCCAATGAATGTTACCTTTGTTCTTAATCATCTTCTTTTCATAAGACAATTGTTCACCTAGGTGGCCAGGTCTCTTATCGCCTCTATGAAATCTAACTTTTTGT